AAGCACAAGAGGCTTCAAGGCAGTTTGGTGCAAACTACGGTCTTCAAGGGCTGCAACAACAACTTGCTGCCGCACAGGCGCAAGGGCAATTGGGCACTATGCAGAACCAAGCGGGCATTGCGGGGCTCAATGCTCAGTTGGCTGGTGGTCAAGCCCAGCGTGATATTGAGCAACAAGGCGTAACCGCTGACTACAACGAGTTCTTACAGCAACGCGACTTCCCAATGAAACAGTTGCAGTTCCAACAGTCTATGCTGCAAGGTCTACCAATTTCTACAGTTGCAAACGTACCGCAAGGACAGTCGGGCATTCAACAAGCTGTTGGTACAGCTAACGACATAAGTTCTCTATTAAAGCAGCTTAAAATAATTTAAGAGGTATTCACATGTCACTTGGATTAAGTCCGTTTAAAGCGCAAGCAAAGCTTGACAATCTACCACCAACTCCGGAAGCCATTAAGTATTTGATGGCGCTGGTCAATGGGTCTAACCCAGAGATTCCACCCTACATGGCGCTGGGCCGTTTGGAGCAGATGAAGCATGAGATGGAGAAAGAAGCTCCTCAACCACCTCAAGGCACGGTAAAAGACAAGACCATGCAAGCGGCTGGGATCATGGCGTTACAAGGCGGTCAGCAACAACAAGCCGCCCAACAAATGGCTCAGGCCGCTCCGCAAGCCATGCCTGTTCCACAGAACGTGCCCCAGCCCCAGATGCAACCTCAGCCGGAAGAAGTACAAGCAAGTGCAGGTGGCGGCTTAATGCGTGCTCGTGTTGACCCCCGCATGTTTAGCTTTGCCCCTGGTGGTATTGTTTCGTTTGCTGGAGGCGGTGAGTTTGATACAGGGTCTGACGAAACTGAACTTGCGCTTGATAAACTTAGAGTTGAACAAATAGAGCAAAACAAAAAAGAAAAAGAAGACAAAGAAAGAATGGCGTTTTTAGAGCAATCAGCGCCAGAAGTTGCGGCAAGAATAAAAGCTGAAGAAGCGGCAAGAATAAAAGCTGCGGAGGAGGCAAGAAGACCCCCTGCCCCTGCGGCTCCCCCTCCTCCCTCTGCTAAAGGTTCTGCCCCTCCATCTTCTGGTGGCCCCTCTGCTGGTGGCCCACGCCCTCCTGCTGGGCCTCGTCCCGCAGGTAATGTTGGTATTGCCCAAGCCCTACCGCCTGAACTTGAAGCAATGCGTCCAAAGACTGACCCGGGCTATCAAAGCCTGCTTGCTGACTCCAGAGGTGTTGCGGACGCTTACGGTAAAACTGTTGACGCGCAACGAACAAAAGCTGAGCGTCCCTTACTTGAGTCTGCACAAGAAATGCAATTGCTTGATAAACAGTTAGGCATTGGTAAATACGGTGAAGAGTTGGATAAGACTCGTACAGAACGTGCTAAGCGTTATGAAGAGTCTAAAAAAACTCGGGATGAAAAAACAATTAATTCGATGCTTGAAGCGTTTGTTACGCCCGGGGCAAGAGCAGGTGATGTGTCTAAGGCACGTAACACGCTAAGACAAAAATTTGAAGCCGCTGATGAAGAGTTCTCTACGGCCCAAGAAAAAATGCTACTTGACGGTATGAAGTATCGTGAAGAGTTGGCTATAGGCAACCGAGACAAAGCCTTTGCTTTGCGGTCAGATGCTGAAAAGGCTCTTACTACTATGGCGGGTAAGTTGGCTGAACTGAGACTTGGTACGTTTGAGCAAGCAATTGCTTACCTGAAGCATGGTGATAATAAAACCATGGAGTTCAATAAAGCGGTGCTTGGTTTCAAACAACACCAGCAAGACATGGCGCAAAAATACTCAGCGCAAAGGGATGCGGCAAGGATGCGGCATCAAGACAAGCAGCAAGAAATTATGTTGCGAGGTCGGGCATTGGACATACAAGCGGCAGCGCACTTGTCTAAGCAATATAAACCGGACTACGACAAACTTGCCTCTGCAAAAGCGTTGCAACAGACTATGTACAGCACAGCTATAAAAAATAATGATGAAGCAAAAGCAAATAGAGCTTATGAAGCAATAATGGACATTGAAGAGAAGCAGTCTAAGTTGTTAGCGCCGTTGATGGCGATGCAAGGTAGTGGGATTACAGGCGCACCCGGCGCGGCTCCTCCAGCAAGGGGTGACAAAACCATAGACTTCAAAACCGGTAAAGAAATAAGGTAGTAAATGCCATACGCAATGCGTCTCCCTGACGGGACTAGGGTAGAAAACATTCCTGATGACGTCCCTTTTGAGGACGCAAAAAGACGCATTATTGAGATGCGGCCTGATCTTGCTCCCAAAGAACGTTCTATTGGTGAGGCTACAAAAGACGTAGGGGCCAGCATAATCTCTGGTATCGGTAGGACGGCTCAACTCCCAGGTCAACTATATGGGTTGGCTACGGGTAACATGGAACGCACAGGCATATTGGGCTTGGGTAAAGACGTAGAAGAATACGGCGAATCCATGAAGTCAAAGGGTTTGCAAGCCCAAGAAGCCGCAAGAAGCAAAGCCATTGAGGAAGCGGAAAAGAAAGGTCAACTTAGTGCGATGGGTACGGCGATTTCGCAGACCATTGGCAACCCTGCCCTCCTGATTTCGTTCCTTGCTGAACAACTCCCCAACATGCTTATACCCGGTGGTGCGGCAGCAACGGCTGGGCGCAGTGCGGCGGCTAGAGCGGCGGCTGCGGGGTTGGGTAAAGAAGCCGTGGAAGCTGCGGCAGTTAAATCTGGCACTCGGGCTGCGGTGGGTGCTGGGGCTGTACAACAAGGCGCTGATGTCGGCGCTGGGTCTTACGACTCTATCTATGAGTATCTTGTTAAAGAACAGAACAAGTCACCTGAGCAAGCTGCGGCTGAGACGATCAACCTAGCGCGGGCTGCTGGTGCGTCTGGTGCGCTCATATCCATATTGGCTCAACGACTGCCTGGAGCGCAGGCGTTTGAGAGAGCACTTGCAGGACAGAAAACTGGCGCTGGCGTCATCATGGGCGGCGTTACTGGTGCAATTAAAGAAACTCCCGGTGAGATTGTTGAAGAGACAGGCGGCAAGTTCAGTCAGAACCTCGCCATGCGCGATGTCAACGCTCAGCAGTCTCTTACGCAAGGGCTGGGTGAAACCGCTGGTATGGCAGCTGTTGGTGCTGTGGGTATGGGTGGTGCTGCTGGTGCATTGGCTGGGCGCGGTGCGCCCCCGGCTCCTCCCGCCGCGCCTATTGAACCCACAGGTAATGCTCCTACCGATAGTCCTATTGTTGCTACAAGCACGGCAAATATTGATGGCGTGGAAAGTGTAAAAGTAACAAAGAAAGACGGAAGCGTTGAAATTGATGGAGTGCAAGTTGTGCCTCCTCAAACTTCAGTACAAGGAGAACAAGATGCTGGACAACCTATCAGTACAACAGGTGGAGAAGGCGCTCCACTGGCTGGCGCAACCAGTACAGACACACCCGCCGCAGGAACTGGACAAGCTGGACCCGCTGGAGTGGTTCCTACTGGAACGGATGCTGCAAGCCCTGTTGCAGGAGAAGCGGGAAAGCCCCCTACAGTAACTACCCAAGGAACCCCAAGTGGCATTGAAACCCCTGAAACCCAGCAAGCAGAAACGCAAGGACAAGCAACAGCGCCCTACACCCCAATAGAGATTGTGGATGGAGAACTACGGCGTCCGTATAGCACTTACGAGAGACCCCCTCCTCCTGCCCCTCCTGAGCCTAAAAAGCCTGTACGCCCCGCTACTTTTGAAGCTACTGAAGAACAAGCAAAAGAAGATATTCAGGCCGCTAGAAAAGCTGCGGGTGAAGTGTATAACGCTGACCGTGATCTGATTAAGTTTGAAAACGAAGACACTGACCGCCTGTTCAAAGAAGTATCCCAAGGGAAATTGCCAAACGACATGCCTTTGGAATCTGCACGGTTAAACAACATACTCAAAGAAAACAACATCATCCCAACTGATGTCTATGCAGACAAATCCCCTATTGATCGTATTAACCGAATACTTAAAGCCCGCCGGGTTCCTCTACCTTCTTGGACAGGTGGCGGGCTAACAAACGATGCCAAAGAGATATACCTCTCTTACTACAAGCCAAACGATCCTACTAGCCGTAGACGCGCTATCTCAGCAACGTTCGCGTATGTAAAAGCACTTAAAACCATGCAGGCTGAATCCGCTAAAAAGAAAGCGGCAGAGGCGGCAAAATTAATACGGGAGCAAGGTTTCCCTGAAGAAGCTGCTGTAGAGATGGAAAAAGAGACTCTTAAGAAAGAGACTCCTAAACAACTTCTTGCTGCCCCAGAAGCGGGTATTTACGAGCGCAACCGCAACGAACAAAAGCGCAAAGACGGCGTGGCGTATCCTTTATGGACAGACCTCACAGAGAAACAACGTAAGGGATTCAAGGATTCTTTGGCGGCAACTGGAGTTTCGTTGGGCAAAACGACAGTCTTGCAACACAACGCAGCGTTTAAAACTGTTGCAGACAGCATGATGCAAGAAGGCCGGGCGCTACCTCCTGGCAAAACCAATGCGGATTTAGCTGCTGCGCGGCTCAAAGAAAGCGAGTCCAAAGCTAAAGAACGCGCTCAAGAAGAAATTGAACGCGGGCTAGATATTGAGCGCGTTTACAAACTTACGCAGGACGAAGCTAAACGCAGGCAAGATGAGGCGGCAAAGAAACGCAAACAAAACGAGGCTGAACAAAAGCAAGAGAAGAAACCTGAAAAAATAAAAGACGAAGACATCCCAGACTACTTGGGTGAGAATCCGTTTGCTAAGCCCAGCACCATGACGGATGAACAAGAGGCTAAGTTTGACGCTGACTTTGCAAAGTACAAGCGCGAAGAAGAAAACAAAAACAAGATTCCTGACAATGTTGTTGAGCAAATCAGAAAGAACAACCTCAAGGGAGTCTTGCAGTACCTCCGTTCTGGAAGCGGAAACCCCCTGTTCAAAGCTTTGGCACAACGTTTATTTGAGGCAGGACTAAACACCAAGATTGAGTTGGTAGACAGCTTACCTAACGGTGACTTGGCAGTCTATGACCCAGATTCAAACACCATCAAGGTAACTCCTGACGGCTTGAAGGATGTAGTTCTCCTGCATGAAGTAACCCATGCCGCCACAGTTGATGTGTTGTATAGATACGATTCTGGCAAGGGAAAGAAGCTAACTCTTACGCAGATTAAAGCTGTACTGCAACTTAAAAACATCATGGAAGTCTCTAAGGAAGAACTTAGCGACATCTACCCCGATGCGTACAAAGACATCTATGAGTTCGTTGCCTATGCTTTGACGGACCGTCGGTTCCAGAACGACCTTGCCAAACTGAACAAGCAGGTAAAAGAATCAACGCTCCCCAAAACAAAGTCTTTGTGGTCACAGTTTGTTTTGAACGTATCTAAACTGTTTGGGCTGGACACCGTTATCTTTGGCAAAAAGGGCGTGGTCAAAGCAGAGAACCTCATACCTGAACTGTTTGCTGCGTTTGAACACATCATTGCAGTACCTGAAGGTGGCATCAAACTGGCTCCCCTGCCATCAATTGCAGCGCCAGCCATCCCAACAGAACGGACTGCTAGTTTTGACCAACAAGTAGCCGAAGCACCAGGGTCAGATTTACCCCGTCCAGCTAAAACTATTGCTAAGTTGTTTAGCACCGTTGGTGGCGGCAGGGAAATTTTGAAGCGCTTTGTCAATGACCGTCATTATTCTAAGATGACCCAAGCCAGCGCAGAGATGCTTAGAAAAATTATCTACGCAGGCAAAGATGTAAATGCTTTCTACGACCAAATTTCTTTGGCTATGGGTCGAGGCAAAGACTACTACGACCGGGATATTGAACAAAAGATTGAAAACATCCACGAAGAAATTAAAAGCATTGCCAAAGATCGTGGTGTAGACCCAGAAGAAATTCTAAAAGAACTCCATGTTATTGGGCGCACAGTCCATGAGGTAGAGCGCCGTCATTGGAAGTTTTTGTTCTATGCGCCTTTGACCCAAGCAGCGGCAGAAAAACGTGGTGAGATTATCCAGCGGTATCGTAAAGGTACGCCCATATCTGAAGCACAAATAAAGCAAGATCGTAGTGACCTTGAAGGGTTCCTTAAGAATGCCTTAGATGATGTAAATGGATTGTCTTGGACTACTGACCCCACAAGCCTTTCTAAGATCGGCACTGCGGGTAGTACATACACAAGCACGGATGAGCAAAGTGAACAATACAACGTAGTGGCTAACTACGACACTGAGTCACGCATAGAAGCGCAAAAACAAGCAAAAGAAAAATTAAAAAATGCTAAGTACGCTAATGTGTTTACGATGGTTGAAGACCTACAACAAAAAACAATTGAGCTTAACAAGCGGGCTAACTATTGGTCGACCCCTGTTGACAATGTTGTCAAGCTCTACAACTTCCAACACTACGTGCCTTTAAAGGGCAAACCTGTAAACGAAAAAACAGACTTCCAGTTTGACGTTAGAACTGGAGCAGGTAAGGAACTACAAGACGCACAGAATACTATGGAAGGCCGTATATCGGACTCCAACAACGTCATTGTGCAAACAATGCTTGATGCAACCCACGCCGCAGCGCGAGCAGGTAGAAGTGGCTCAAGAGACCTGAAGCCTAGCGAATACGGTCAAGGTGTGACGCTGGCAATTAAAAATGCTATTACTACGGGGGTTATTGAAGGTAGCGCCAAAGACAGGATTCTGTTTGAAGAACGTTACATGGGTGGGGTAGACCTTGCCAAACTCCGCGCTCAAAACGTCATATTCCATTACGAACCAGATGGGACTATCACGCTACTAAGGATTAATGACCCCCGGCTAATGGAAGCTATCCGTCGTACCTATCGGGAGTCTAGTCCTGTTGTAGACTTTCTGAACAAAGGTACAAGCATCATTGGGCAGTTTCATACCCGGTACAACATCCCCTTTGCACCTGCCAACTTCTTGATCGATGGACTGACCAATGCCTTCAACATATCAGCCCAGTTTGGTTTGGGCGTAGGCGCTAAGTACATGAAAGAGTTGATTGGTAGTAGTACCCGACATGGTGGTCTGTACAAGGCTGGTCACTTTGCTTCTTTGTACGCCGCTAAGAAGTTTGATGCCATAGATCAATTAGCAGCGGAGGACCCTTTCTACAGAGACCTTAACGAGTATGTTAAAGCTGGGGGCAAAGTCTCCTACGCCCAGAGTTTGACAACTCAAGGGTTGGCAAAAGAATTCGATGCTGTGGTTAAAGGGCAGAATGTTTTTGTTAAGGGTAAAAAAGGTATTGATAAAGTAGTTGACATCTGGTCAGACTCTTTTGAACTTGCAAGCCGGGTAGCTGCCTTCCGTATCGCCAAAGCACAATTCATGTCTGAAGATAAAAACATGACCAGCGAAGAGGCGTCTGCCAAAGCTATAGGCTACGCCAAAGCCCTTGCCAACTTTGAACAAGTGGGTCAGTGGGGTCAAGCTATGGGCGCGGCTTTTATGTTCTTTAGACCCGCCGCAACGGGCGCAGCGAGGGCAGTTGAAGCCCTTGCCCCTGCGTTGCTGACTGCGCAGCGAGCCGTAGATCAACTGCCTAACTCTGGGTTGTTTGCTTACGATGAAAAAATATTTAGGGATACAGGTAAAAAAGAATATAAAAATCCTGAAGCAATAGAAACCTACAAGAAAGCGCATAACGAAAAACGTGTCCACGCTCGCAATACTGTGGGTGCTCTGCTTGGTATGGGGATGGTTGTTTATGCTATGGGCGCGGCGTTTGGAGATGACGACGACCAAGGACGCAATAAAAATCTGACTGATGACCCTGCGCGTTGGACTCGCTACGCTCGGTTCCACTACAGCATAGGTGACAGGGACTTTGTGTTCCAACTCCCCTGGGGTTTTGGTCTGGGTGCGATCGCAGCGTCTGGCGCTCAGATGGCGGCATACACGCATGGCGTTATCAGTAGGCCCGAAGGCGATCGTAATTTCTGGTCGATGCTTGGCAATATTGCTGAGATTGGCGCTGATTCTTTCCTGCCACTCCAGCCCTCGCGCATTGATAAATCTGAGGATACTGTCAAAGCGTTCGTGGACACCCTCATTCCGTCTGTACTCAGACCTATGGTCGAGTACGCTATGAACACAGATGCTTTGGGTCGAGACATCTACAACGAAAATAAGAGCGATGTGAGCGAAGCATTGATGGGGTCAGACTCAGTTCCTGAGATGTACAAGATGACTTCTAAGTGGATGTATGACAACCTGGGCATCTCTGTGCGGCCCAATGTGGTCCACTTTTTTGCCAACAACTACGCTGATGGTTTGGCAAGACTTGCCAGTAACGGTGTCAATACTTTACAGTTGGCAATGGGAGAAAAGGAATTTAACCCCCGCACAGACACCGTACTGTTTGATCGGTTCTTTGGCTCTTACTCGGACGTGGATGCGCGTGAGTTTGCCAAGGTTTCCGACAAGATGCGGAAAATTTACGACACGGTCAAGACTCTAAAGAGCTATCCAGAACGCTACGCTCAATACGTGGAGAACAATCCCACCCATGAGATTGTTAGCGAACTGTATAACAAAGAGATCAATGGTGACCTAAAGAAAATTCGTGAGCAGAAGAATGAATTCCGTCGCATGGACATATCGCCAAAAGAGCGCGATCAAATCCTGCGTACCCTATCTGTGGGTGAGAACATCATTAAACACAATCTCACGAACTTCCTCACAAACTCAGGCATTGATTTCTAACCAACGCGCCAAGTGCGGACACCGAGGTATCCCTCCTCAGTGACCGTGTATATCTTGACTTTAATCTGCACCCGCTTTGCGCCATTGTCTATGGCATAGCGCATGTAAGCTGGGCGCAGTGTTGGTATGAAGAAGCTATCCCCGATCTTCATGATCTGGAAGGGGAATATCCACTCCGGTTCCCCCATCGGTCTCTGATCCGATTGCTTCTTCGACATTCTTGAATACCTCTGTTAAATCCGTCTTGAACTCGTAGGCATAGACAAGCGCAACCCCAGTGCCAGCCTTCCAACCAGACCCAAGGCGCACCTTCTTGTCAGAGGTCAGCAAGACACCGCGCTCCTTGAGGGCCATCTCAAACGCCCTAACCCCTATCTGCGATCTGGCAAGAAAGTCTTTCACTGGAGTCTTGGAGATTTGCAAAATGCCTCGCTCTGCGTCTGCTCTCATTACCAATGGGCCTCGGGGTTCCATGACAACCTTGCCTTCTTTCAGAGCAAGTAGGTTCTGGAGGTTACTGTTGATGAAGTCACCCAACACGCTTTCATAGTCAATACCTTTATTGCTTGTGTCGATAACCTTCTGGGTCTCTGCAAGCATGAACTTGTAGATGCGCTCAATGTCTATGTTGATGATGTTGTGTTCAACAGCTATCTCTCCTGCGGCAAACACGGCGGAGAACTCACTGTTCACGAACCGATAGCCTGAGTCTGTAGTCAACTCCAAACGACCACGCTCACGCCACTTGTCAACCCTGCTTTGGATTTCATCCTCACCCAACTCTGCAAGCACTTTGACAAAGCGAGGCATTGCATGCCCATAGTTTTTGACCAGCGTTTGGAACATCGCTATGCCTCGGGCATCGTCTAACTCGTAGCCCTTGACCATAGGCTTGCGGACGGTGAACTCAAGGTAGCGCACCTCCTCTGCCCCCGAATCCTTCTTGTATGCCGCCACCTTGTCCCTAGCAGACTGATTCATCGTGAGCAGGGATAGCAAAGCAGACATAAAAGATAGCGGACGCTCGGCATTAGTTGACGATTGGAGCCTGATCTTGCCTTTGCCAGCGCACAGAGAGTAGATCAGTTTGGACAGTGCCTCGCCTGATGCGTTGGAGAACTCATCCAGACCGAACATGTGGTTCTTGAGCGTGATCATGCGTTGGATCAATCCATTCTCTGTTGCATCCATAACGCTTAACTCTTCTGGGCTGCCATGAACACTCAGACCTGCATACAGCGCACCTGTCTTGCCAGCGCCCTTCTCCCCCAACAGCCCGACCACTGCACCATGCACGTTGGTAAATCTAAGCAAGGGGGAACCAAATCCCATGAGCAGACCAAAGGCATGGTACTCATAGCCTGGATCATTGAGCATATCCACCGCTGTGCGCCAAGCCTCATACGTGCCTGAGGGCTTGATCAGGTCTACAACAGGCTTTGCCAGCGTAGATGGTGGGCACTCAGCAGTTGAACCGTCCATGCGGTACTCTGTCCTACCAACAAGATAGCCCTGCTTGTCTTGCGACCAGCCCTGCTGGAAACGCATGGACTGTGCGGCAGAGGTCTCCAATAAATAGTCTGCCCACTTCGTTACATACTTCATGAGTAAATCCGTTTTCTGTTTGTCAGTTGTGAACACGCCATTGCTGGACATCACCTTCTTGAACTCTTCCTGTGCTGATACAGACTTCATGGGAAGCAGGAAGTCACGCACCCCATCTCTGGGCAACACAAGCCGCATGTTGAGACACTCACCTTCGTAGGGACTGAACAATCTCTGTGTGGGATACAGGTCATGCTTGACCACCAGCACCGGGTCAAAGGACTCAACCGATCCATCCTTCTTTGTCTTAGAGTGCGGTTGGTAGTAGATACCACCATGAATCCCCATCAGGAATGGCCTCATGTACTCCGGTAGGTGGAGAGGTGTATTTTTCGGAACCTCCCGAACTGACTCCGCTTCCTCGGGGGCGGTTTCTGGCTCTTCAACTGGGGGTTTGGCAATGATGAATGTTTTGCCAAGGGCGTAGGGGGATTTAAATTTACCTCGGTGGGGGCAACCATCACATCCCTTGGGTCTGTGGCTTTGGAAAGTAGCGCAGGTATGCGTACCATCGATCGCTTTGCGTATGTCATCGGCTTTCCTCTCAGTTTCTTCTGGTGTGTAGTCTGGGTGTCCTTCTGATAAAAGGTGTATGGCCTCGTCGCCATCAACGCAAGCAATTGCAATCGACAGCGCAGAGCGCCACATAGGTTCAGGGCATGACGCCACATTTTCAATAGCCCACTTGATCTGGGCGCATCCTCTATCCTCAAGACTGTCTACGGCGATCTTGTCAAATCGGAACTCGTAGTTGTCCATGCCCAGCATCTTGCGGGTCTCATCATCCAAACCCTTAGCAACCTTCTTGAGATTGAAGTCCAGAACATTGTCTGTCTTGGATTCAACTTCTACTGCATCCAAAATGGATGTGAGCTGCTCAAACGGATATGTGACGATCTCACTGAGTAACTCCGAAGGCAAGGGCGGGACGTTGGGACGTTTTGCTTTGCCCCAATTTAAGGTTGCAGGGCATCGGATTAACCTAGCCGAATCTGCTGGCACAGCAGGGTCAACCTCAAACCCAAGATCAACAGTGAGTTGTTTGAACCTATCTGCATAGGGTTGCCATACAGATGTCGCAACCTCGGATTCAAAAATCCAATAGGCGTACAACCCCCTACCAGAATTCAATCGCATAGGCTCAGGCAACCCTGAGTCAACGATGAACTTGTCCAGTGCCGCCATACCTTCAGCTTGATCTGCGTAGGGCTTGTCTTCCCCGCAGTCAATATCCAGAAATAACGACCTCGTGAACAGGCTTGCTTCCTGTTTGCGCGAGTAGCTTTCATACGTACTCGGTGTGAAGTACGTATTCATTCCGTCTTGAGCGTTGAAGTGATCAACTAACTCAAGTACCTCATCTACACTCTCACAGAACCGGGTAGAAATCTTACCTTGTACCGTGATCCCTGCCACACAGTAGTACCCCTGCGTCGGCAAAATTACTTCATAAAATTGTTTAGTCATTGGATTGCAGAGACAATTAGGGCGGGGGATCACCCCGCCCAGAGCGAAATTACTTACCGCTATTAACTGTGCTACGAATCCGGTCTAGGTATGATTTTGCTTCTGCGACTGACTCTGCTGGCAGTCTTTCCTTCCCCATATCATCCTCAACCTGATCCATGAATCGGTCAATAGTGGGACGATAGGACATACGGATCATGCCTCCTCTGAACCAGCTATGTATCGTCATGCGAGACACGCCAAAAATACCAGCAACATGGATGGCTGGAAGGTTAGCGTTGACGCAAACCCTAGCTAACTCAACCCCAAGCCTACTGTCATCTTCTCTGCTAATCAGCTTCTGCAATTCTTTACCGTATGTCCTTGTCATCTTCAACCTTTTTTAGTCCACTTTTTAACGATGTTCACAACATCTTCCACAGGCTCCGCTGGAACCTTCTTCACGCTTTCACGCTTTTCGGGTTCGTCAACAGATGCTGGGGCTTCTGTCTCTTCAGGCGTGTCAGCTTGGAACACTGTCAGCTTGATGGCAGACTCAGCGGCGGGGGACTTGCTCTGGCGCAAGATGATGGGTTTCACATCCTCTGGGACTGCTTGCGCAGGAGAGAACAGCACTCGGGGCACAGGTGCTTTGATGTCAAACTGCATCTTGGTCACTACACGACCAGCCGACACATTGTTGTTGGCAAGCATCTGGATATAGGGACGGAAAGGCCAACGACCGTTCTCTTCCTTACCAAATGCACTCATTGCAGGGAGCACCAACTGATACACATCGCCTGATGGATCATTGGGCAACACCACCGCAGTGCGCCAAGACAGCTTGCACTTAGTACCACTACCACCCTGACCGCTACCCTTCACAGAGTTGGGGCAGTCATCGCATGACACGGCGGCGGGATTAGGCACAGCCTCATCAGGGGTCTTAGAGTTACTAGACCAGCATGTGGGCGAGGTCTTCTCACCTTCACGATATGCCCCATCGTAGCAAGTGCGTGAAGCCTCGTGCGACATCTTCACAAAGATGACGTTCATCCAGTTCTCTTCGTTGACGCTGACTTCTTTGCCACCAACAATCTTACGAAACACGCGACCCTTGATAGAGATGCGTTTGTTGCCTTTGGTTGCACCGCCAGCAACGGCGAGGGTATCCTCATCTAGACCATGTTCAACCAATGAAGGGTTGTTTTCAAAAAAGTTAGCAAGTTCGTTGCTCATGTTAGTTTTCTCCAAACTGTATTTACTGTTAAGCACGCTCGGTGGCTTTACGGACTGTAATCGCCATCTCACGCATTGCATTCACACCGGGCGGTAAGCCCTCGCCTTTATGCTCGGTCATGAATTCTTTGAAGTTCTTTTGATGGATGCGCCGTTCAAACAGATCGACCGCGCCATGTTCAAGAACAAATTTTTTGAAGTTGTCCCAATCACTGCAAAAGAAACGCTCTTTGATTGAGCGCATCACAGTGCCGTGTTGGGTTCGTATGCTATCCGCATTGATGTCGCTACATGCTTGTAGCATTGAGCGTTCTAGTCCTTCCATGTCTGTTTTTAATTCTTCGTCTTCAGCTTCGTAAGTTGCTTTAAGCTTCTCACGCTCTGCGCGTATTGTCAAGTAGGTTTCCACCAATTCTTCCATGTTAGTCATCGTCTTCTCCTATTCCTATTTCCGTTTGATAGAGATCAACTAATTTGTTGTGCATGTCAACTTTGTTTTGTAGCATCTCAAAGACCCGACGCTCTACGTCAGAGCCTTGAAGGTGTACGACAGTCATCTTATTTTGTTGTCCTACGCGATCCATTCGGGCTATGCATTGAAGGTATGTTTCAACCGACATGACAGGAGACCAAAAGACCACTGTGTTTGCGGCAGTCAATGTGACGCCGTGTGAAGCCGCTTGAGGCTGAATGATCAGCACCCTCGGGTTAGTTGCTGTTTGAAACCTGATGAAGATTTCATTGCGCTCCCTTGCTGAAACGCTACCGGATATGATTTCTGATGAGTATCCCTCCTTGGCTAGAAAATCACTTACAACACTGATAGTGTGGCGGTAAGGCACAAACACAATCACCTTCTGTTCTGTCTCCTCCATCACTTCGCGCAAAGCCTGTTTGCGTGGTGACACATCAAACTCCAACACCTCACCGCTATCCGTATAAACTGCGCCACCGGATAGCTGAAGTAACTTGTTCAAGGAAGCCGCCGCATTTACTGCGCTGACCTGTTCCCCTGCCGCCTGAACCATCATCTCTTTCTTCAGCAGTCTGTAGTAAGCCTTTGCTTGCGGTGTGAGTGGCACTTCTCTGATCTGATACACAACATCGGGTAGGTCAAGGCATTGGGCCTTCTCAAAGCGTATGGCAGGTTGCAAAGCGTTGAACACGACTTCTTTGGCCTGAGGCTTTGGTATCCACTTAAAGCGTGTGATCTGTTGCATCACCTTGTCGCGCCACGCCGTTACGAATTTCGGCACACCGCTTGGGTTAACCAGCCGCCCTAGCCCATAGGCGTCAAGGGGAGACTGACTCGCAGGGGTTCCTGTCATCAACCATAGGTAGGAGTTGACATGAATGATTCTTGAGAGGGTCTTCCAACGTTGCGTAGTGGCGTTCTTGTATGCGTTTGCCTCATCCACAATGATCAGGTCAAAGCCACCTGCGGCAATTTCTTTCTGGATGACGCTAACACCGTCATAGTTGATGATGACAAACTCATAGTTGCCAGCAATAATTTTCTTGCGTTTGTCTGGAGTGCCATAGCACACGGCGCAGGTGCGGTGCATAGCAGTTTTGAATAGGTCAGCTTGCCATGCTGAGAACATGATGGACAGAGGGCAGATGACAAGGACTCTATGGATCAATCCTTTTTTCATTAGGTAGTCAGCCGCCCATATCGCCGCTGATGTTTTGCCTGTACCTGCCTCGTTGAAGCAGAAAGCACGTTTACGCAACGTCAAGAATTCTGCTGTTTCGACTTGGTGATTAAAGGGCTTGAACAACCCAGGCCAGTCATAGTCCCGAGTGATGGGAGATGGCACTTTGATTTCTCGCGGCACGATGCCTGCAAGACGTTCCATCTCAGGGAGTTGCCAGTTAACCAGCACCTCAGACAACCCTGAGGCGTTGTTCAGTATTTCACTCTTCTCAATGCATGAGGTGATGAACTGGGCATCCTCGTATGGAGCCTTGAATCGCACTGCACTGTCTAACACTATTTCCATTACTGTCCTTGAACTGATTGTTGGTGTCAAGCCTGTCGCGTTGGAGATCAGTATGCTTACTAATTGGAACGCCGCTTGACTGACACGGTTAATAGGTCAAACCTAAGAAAACCTTGTGGCCCACTCATGCCTTACGACCACACCCCTAAGTATAGGGGCAGTTTTGCATTTGTCAAGTTATTTATTTCATTGAACTATCGGGGTTTCTACTGAAGGAACGATTTTTTCGTGGGGATTCTAAGCGAACCCCATCCTTGTTAGACCCACCTTTAGACAATGCCTTGACATGGGCAACGTCCTTGCCTGTGCGGTCAACACCCTTTTTGTCTAGTTTGCGTCTAGCACGTTGACGCTCCATGCGGTTGGCTAACTCACCACGTTCTTTCTGCTGTTCGTACTCTTTTTTATAGGGTCTGGGTTTATTAACATAAGCCACGATCCACCTCCATTTGGTGTTTGATAGAGTTGTACATCATCTTAGCCTCTGCAATCGCCGCAAGGGCTTCGCCTAGGGCTACATCATAGTCACGGTCTAACATGGCATCGTGCGCGTTTTTGAGCGCCTTCTCTGCCATCATGCAGGGCCGTGCGTAGTCAATCAAAACTCCTTCTTCCATCATTTATCCTTATAGTGATCACAGGTTGATACAGGACACCAGCCGCACAAGGGCGTTGGGTTCTCTTGCCATACGCCTGTCTCCATGCAGAGGCTCAAGCGTTTCAGCGGGGGGTGGAAATCTTCCCACAACTCTTTTAAATTCTCGCGCTGGAATTCACAGGTAATAAAGTCATTGTGTGCAACGAACAACAGTCCTGCCTTTATGTACTCCAACTCCGGAAAATGAGCGAACGCCATTAGCGCCATCAACTGCAACTGTTTGGGATCAGCGTAGCGATTACTTCCAGTTTTATAGTCAACGATGAAACCATCGGACTCATCAACGACCAACAAGTCAGCAATGCCCCGCGCCCAGTAATCCTTTGCGCCAAAACTGCATGGGGTCAGATCGTACCTAACCGCCATGTGATGCTCTGGATACTTCTCCCCCTCCATCTCGCGGAAGACATCAAGCATTGGCTTGAATCTCTCGTAGTTACGTTCTAGGGGAGTGCCGTCCTTGACATAGTGTTCAAGGGCTTTGTGTACTACATTGCCATACAACGTCTGTTTGGTCGGGGCTTTGTTAAATCGCTTGAGTACCTTGACCTCATGGTACTGTCTAGGGCAATCTATGAAATTCTTGAGACCGGAGTAAGACCATTTAAGTTCCTGCATACTGAATCCGTACTGGTAGTTTTAGACGGTGAATCTTAGCAGTCGCCGTAGTTTTGTGCAAACCCAGCCTCGCATGCAACAGGCAGTCCAGGGGCCCAAGCTGGCGGCGTAGACATGATGCCAGTCACAAAGGCTATAGCCTTGTCCACCTCATCCTCGGGAGCAACAATCACCGCCGCATCGTGGACAGTTAAGACCACCTGATACTTCTTGTTGATCTCATTCATCTGCTCACCCACAATGATCCGCGCCAAGGCTTGCACCACATTCTCTACGAATGTCCCACCCCATATGGACACATCTCCCTTGCGGGATGAGTAGATGGTGCGTTGCCTTACTGTGTCAGCCTCTTCCTCTGATCCGGACTCAATGATCTCGTCGATATGCCTTAAGTCTTTATAGCGTATGCCCAGACCGTTGGGCAGGGTAACCCCTGACTCATCTACCTTCACGCACTTCTGCACCCCAAAGTAATAGGGGGTATCTCCAAAGTCTTGCGTGACCAACTTCTTCAGGACAGTATCGCCTTCTGTCCATAGGTTTTTTATACTAGGATAGGTATCCCGATAGACAGTAACAATGTCCTTGCATTCTTTCTCGGTCAGGGTGCGCCCCATTGACTTCAGTTGATGCATAAACTTACTGCCGCCCATGCCGTAGCCGCATCCAAGGATGGTTGTCTTACCTACGAACCTCTCATCCTTGTCAATGTCCTCAACCTCTTTGGCATATATCTTGGACGCCATGATCTTGTAGACATCCTCTTTGTCTGCAAAGGCTTTTACCAGATCAGACTGCCCTGAGAGCCAAGCTAACACTCGGGCCTCAATCTGGGATGAGTCGCAGTTAATTACTACATAGCCCTCTGGCGCAACGATGGCACGTTTGAGCGCCTTCTTCTTGGGGTCGCGGCTGGGTAAGTTCTGGAAGTTAACCTTATCATAGCCAGCCCATCTACCCGTGTGTGCGCCGTAGTATTTCAAAGGGATGGGAATAGTCCCTCGGTTGCGCTTACCTATATCAATGAACCGTTGGATGCGGGACTCTTCGATCGTCGACTTAGTGCCCAGTCTTACGGCACACAGGTGTTGGATGAATGAATCCTCGTGTTCAGTCAACGCTATAAACTGTGGGTCGCCTTTAGCCAACGCAAGTGTGGGCTTGCCTGTTGTCTTGCTGATCTTCATCTCAGGCTCAACGCCAAAGTCACGCAACACCTTGGCAAACTGGGGGTTACTCGCCAGCTTCTTGCGTACTGCCTCCTCATCCTCGCACTCCAGCTTGTCCTTGAGAGATGAGAGCAACTCCTGTTTCTCTTTGTTCAAAGCCTGTAAACGCTCGTACAACACAGGCTCATCGATCATCAGCTTGGGATGTGTGAACATCCGGAGTGTCATGTTTATTAGATCAAGTTCGGAGTCGGGCATGGCCGCAACCAGCTTAAAGAACAAATCATAGGTCAACTGAACATCGTTCATGCAGTACTGGCCGTACTCTGCCAACTCTATCGGGGTAAAGTCTGCTTGGTGTTTGCCGATCGCCTTGAGCACTTCATCACCCTTGACGCCCAACTGATAACGCTCGGCTAACGCTCGTAGAGACCCACCCACCTCAACGCCATGCATCGCCCTTGCCATGCACAAAGTATCAAGATAAAACTTGGGCGAGATGCCAAAGAACCATTTGAGGATGGCCCCATCAAACATCGTGTTGTGACAGAGCAGATTACTGTTGCGCCAATCAAGGGATAGCAGGGTCTTACGCAAAGACTCACGACTGCCTGAGTACCACTGCACAGGATCAGTATCGATCTTGATACCAACTCCAATGACTTCAAACTCGGGGGAGCGTATGTACTCCTCCGTAGGTAATCTACTTAGACTGAACGACTTTGAATAGTAAGTTTCAAAGTCAAGGGTAATTAGGGACAAAGGAGACTCCAAAAAGAGGGGGCGACACGCCCCCTCGTTAATCACATGCGTTTAGGTGCAGGGCGAATGAACCCTGCTATCTGCAGTGGCTTACCGCCAGGAGTTGGTTCATCGTAGAACACCCTGTTGCGCAACGCCTCTACGTCGTCATCCATAAAGAATTTATTGGGCGTTAAACCTCTTACGGTTTCTATCGCTCGTTCAACGAAATCCAATCGCTCAGATAACGCCGCCTCTCTCAGGATGTCTTGCTGTGCCCTAGTCAAAAGGGTATGGTGGGGGTGATTAAATTTTCTCATGATCAATTCGTAGGGTTGTGATATTCGTTCTTCTCAATGGCTCTGTCAAGATACCATCGCGCTTTTCTGAGGTCTTGAAGACCTTGGTTCGTACCCTTGTGACCTGCTCTGGTTATGTACTTGACCACATTACCCAAGTGATACCCCAGACCTTTGGCTTCGATAAAGTCAATGGTCTCTACGCCCCCTACCTTGTAGTGCGAGGGTTGGTTCACTGGATCATTCACTGTGGGTGTCACAATCTGAGGGGCTTGCATACGCGCAGGTATCTTGTTCAATGCATAAGAAAGACTGGACATTTGCACTGGGTCAAAATTGCTGTACTGTTCTTTAGAAAAAAGCATGGATTTGTATTTACCTGTGACTTTTACAAACCCATCAGGTTGATGCGCTACTGTGCAGTTAGGCGGCTCAGACCCCCCTGAGGCAATGGTTGCCGCAGTTGAGTTCTTCTTGTCAAAGTGGCGTATCGAATAGATAGTATGTATGCCTACGCCAAACATCTCTGCTAGTGTTTTTAAAGACACATCAGGGTTAGCGTACATGTATGCGCGTATCTTGTTTGTTTTACGGCGCGGTGTTCTTTTGCTCATTTCTCTCTCCAAAAAATTAAAAAGGTTAGTTCAGTTTGTGGGGGTTGATTGTTTTTCAAGTGTTCACGATGACTCCTTCCCAAGATTTTTTCTTCGCTTCTTGAAGAAATACTTTATTACCTGAAGATTCACATTGAATCGTTCGGCAATCTCCCGCATGGATACGCCCTGCTTGTGTAGGCTCAACGCTCTACGCTCGTCAATCAATGTGGGCTTGCGCCCACTCCCAGGTCTTGCTCCACCTTTCATGCAATTTCCTTTGCTTTGCG